GCAGACTTAGTCCTCGGGAAGGAACGATTCTTGCTTGCTGATTTTACTTGTAAATTGCTACGTTTATTATTCATAGCATTACCATCTTTATGGTGAACGTCTTTACCGTCACCTTTTCTTACTAAGCCTGCCTTTTTTGCCATGCGTCTAGCTTTATTTCGCATAGCCCTCTTCTTTTTACGAAGAGGTGACTCGGTACTAGCCTCTTGCTTGTAATTTCTTTTGTAGTTTGGGCTACTAGGCACTAGCCGCCTCTTCCAGTATGCCCTTGAAACTTTTTGTCTTTAGATGAGCGAAGTTTTTGATAATTTCCAAAATCTCTTTTCTTTTTATTTATCTCTTTACTCGGATTATTTTTGTTTGCAGCCTCTTTTTGTTCTTCTTTTAAGTCTTTAATTAGTTGTTCTATGCTAAATTCTTTTTCTTTTGTTAATTCGCCTTTTTTTGTTAATTCTCCTTTAATTAAATTAATAATTCTAGTAGAAGGCCCTGTTATTGGGTTATTTTCTAAAAGAGTAGTAACAATAGATTTATATTTTTTTTTCTTTTTATCTTCTGCACTATCTTGACTTTTTTTCTTTGAAGATTTAAAATTAGCACTCATTACGCATATATAGACTTAGACTTTTTAGCCTTTTTGTCTGCCCTCATCTTAGTCATAGTAGATTTAGCTTTAGGTGTAGCACCTTTGCCCATCTTTTTCTTCATTCCCATCATTTTTTTTGCAGGTTTCTTACCCATTTTTCCGTACATCATGTAGTTTCCTCCCTAAATAATATTTTTTATTAGTTTTTCCACGAATTTATAGTCATTTATCTGACTATTTCTAAATTTATGAAACTTTTTAAACGTTTTTTGCAGATTTTCTTTGTGTTTTTGCCTTTCTGCACTGTTTGTAGCATTATAGTATTCTTGACTTTGTTTAATTATATCTTCTTTTAGGCTGAACAGCTTATGCATTCTTCTTCTTCTGCAGGAACGTCCATTGCTTTGACTGTTTCTGGTCTTTTGAGCTTTGCATTTTCTGCACGAAGTGCAATTCTGTCGTCATACGCCTGTTCTAATTTCTTGTAAAGGTAATCTACATCTTTTTGTAATGAAGATACTGTTTGTGTTAGTTCTGTAATCATTTCTGTTGTTGTCATTTTGTTCTCCGTTAGTTTTGAGTATAGAAAACCAATAGAGAAACTGTCCTCCATTGGCGTATAACTTGTGGAACTCGTGTTTATGTCGTGGTGAGTTCCCCTCCCACCAATGGAAAGTGTATTTTTTATGGCGTATAGCCTTAATGGTCGTTAAAGCGTGTGTGCTATGTTGCCAAATAAAAAATACATGTGGACTATTATAGCGTTTGGAGCATTTCTGTCAAGTAATAATTAAAGAAAAAGAAAAGTTTTTGATTGACAATTCTGATATTGACTGTATAATGAATTATCCCCCTAAAGGGAGCCCCTACGTCCTAATAAAACTTACCCCTTAAGGTGTCGCTAAAGTAGTTTACAGTTGATTCTAGTATTTTTAGCATAACCACGTGTATACATATGGGAGTACCCCCCATGCCCCCTGTGTAGCCCTAGCAAGCTAGGACTTTTTCATACATAGTCAACCAAAGGTTGCCTTATTGTTTTGTAGTGTTCCACTACTGTCACACAAATGAAACAAAAGAAGAACAAAAGTTGCTTGTAGTTTCCTTGTAAATGTCCATGAGGTAACACCAAAATTTGTATGTATTAACCTCAAGGAATTATTGAGAAATAATAGTTAAATTATTTGGAAACCACTATTATGAATTATGGCATTGAGGTGTCAATTTAGGTACATGCGTGTACCTTTTTTGACACAATATTACCTTAATTCATTTTGTTATTATTTTTGAAATTGCCATCAATTTGACACATTTTATAATTATCTGTATTATTATAATTATAATACATGGTGTATGATAATTTAATATATTCAACACAAGGATTTAAAATGAATATAGATAAGATTAAAATGGTTAAACCTAATAACAAAGAGGTTATAACTACAATTAACAAAGATTTCACTAATATTGTAAATGGTGAAATTAAACTAAATACGGGATTGGCTTCACTTTCAGTTAATCTTGTTAATTCAAATATCTTTACAAGTGAAGTTATCAATCTTGTTAAAGGTACTGATACAAAATGGCTACCAAGTCATTTTAATGCTTTTGCTAAAATATTTGTTAGAGATGTTTTAGAGGATAACTTTAAACAATTTGACAAAGTTAAAAAGGTAGCATTGAAAAAAGCGGTTAAAATTGCTGTTGGTTTTATTGTTTCGAAAAGCTTGGCAAAATTTACCAATGACAAGCACATTAATGCTAAAGGGCAAATTGCTGTCAATTCGTCAAAATTTTCTGGGGCTATGAAAAAGAAATTTGATAGTAAACAAGAAGGTGGCATCAAGGCTTTATCTGTTAAAGACAGTGTGACTTATGTCAATGACGTTTTAGGATTAACAGACACATCTGGGGGTAGCACATTAAAAGCACAACTAGAAAAAGTCCTTGCAACAATAACCAATGAGAAAAAAGGTTATGGAAACGACTTTGTTGAATTGCCCTCAGATTGTAGAAATTTATATGTACCTGTAAGAAATAAATTACAGTCAATTATAGATTTTTTAGAAATTGAAAAAGAGGATAAAAAACTCTATCAAGGTAGATAATAAATAATTACAAGCCACCCAATAATTTATTTTGTTGGGTGGTTTTTTACGTCTAAAAATTTGCGACACCGTATATATAGAGACCGTAGGACTATATTACCGTAGTAAGGCATACCGTAGGTATGACCGTATAGTATGACCGTAATCAACCAAAAGAAAAGTCCAACAAAGTAAAAGAAAAAAGAAAAACGAAAAGCCTAGTTTTCTGCCAATATATGCCGAAACGTTATGAGTTATGCCATAGGAAGTAGAATTGACATAACAAAAGAAAAATAGTATATTAATAATGAGCAAGGCAAAACAAATCAAGTTTAATAATTCTTTAAGTTTATTAAAGTGGGTAGTTTGCCACTTGATTGTTTGGGTAACTCCCAAGCCTTGCTCGTTAGATATTAATTAAAACGAAAGGATATAAAATGTCATTATCAATAGATGTAGAAAAAATATATGATTGGGCAAACTATTGCTATGTAACTAAACATGATGAAGATACGGGTGAGGAGTATTCTGAATACAATCCTGCTACAAAGTATTTAGCATGGGGTAGTATGGCAATAGGTATAGGAGAGATAACGCAGCTAAACTACAAAGAGGTTTATCTTCGTCATTTGTTTATGAATAAACTTACTACAAGAGGTTTAGTCTCAAACATAATGCCCGTAACTTTAGAAGATGTGAGAAAAAACATTGGGCTTAAAACTAATGTTACTCATGAGAGTAAAGCCAAATGGCTTAACAGAATATCTAAAACTTTGTATTGGGAATTAGAATACAACATGGAGTGGGAAGAACAAGGAGAAAAATTAGATAAAGAGTGGAAAGAACAAGATGTTTAGTTGGAATGAAGATAACTTTGTTCGTGCCAAAAAATTATACACGCAAGGTGTGAAAGCATCTTTGATTGCAGAAAAAATTGGCACGACAAGAAACTCTGTGTTAGGTAAAATGTATAGAAACAAATTATCTAAATCAAAAAACAAAAGGCGACAAGTTCGACACGCATACAGCACACACTTTAAAAAGCATGGCGAGTCTGAATGTTGGATATGTCATAAAACTTATATAACATATTCAAAGTTCGATAGGTTTTGTAGTGCGTGTAAGTCAAGAGACTTTTATCGTAATGCGATTTGACATAACGTTAAATCATTGATATTATTACATAATAAACAACGAGGTAACTATGAATATATTTGAATTAATACTCTGGGCGATACTGATTAATTGTGTATGGCTTGGAGGTGCAATACTAATTTTAGGAATACCGACATGAAAAATTTATTATTAAAAATGGTGTGGTTATACATCAAGTACGGCAGACACTCTAGAACTAAAAAAAATTCTATAACTAGAATTAGAAAGGATTAACATGGAACAAAAAGAAATAGATAGAATTGTATATGCAGACCAATTAACATTGTTTGATTACTACTCATACAACAATGAGTTTATATATTGGCATGAGTGGGAACAGTTAAGAATTGATAACGAAAAGAAATGGGGTAAGATATGACACTACGAGAATATATACAAATGGAAAAGCTAATACATAAAAGAGAAATACCTGCTGACATACTTTTGCAAATGACAGCAGAAGAACCAGATGAAGAGTTTATGTATTACTCAGAATCAAAAGGCAGTTTGATAAGTATATTTGATATGCAGTTACATCATTTGATTAGGGCATATTCAAAAGTAAACAATCAAGATAACTCACTAATGCAAGAGCAGCTATCTGAAATAAAAAAAGTATTGAGGGTAGCATGACTTTTGCAGAAAGAATAATATTTGTTTGTTTAATAATGACAGCATTAATTTTTATGACTGTGTTTGCGAGTATAGGCATATGCTTGATGTATTAATATTTATAACAATAATTATTGTAGGTACAATCATACTAGCATTATATAAATAAAAGTTTCTCACTCCTCCGAGAAAGTAGCCCCAGATTTCGTCAGATTTCTGGGGTTTTTTCATTTGACATGAACAATAAAAAATAGTATAAATAGAGTTTGAAATGCACCATAAAAAGCAAGAGGGTAGCCGTTGGTGTGTTACCCTCTTGTGTCTAGAAAGGTAAACATGACTAAAATACAAAACGACAATCTTAGAAAAATATTAGATTGGTTAGAACAATGCCCAATACAATACTCCATAACTAGCATGAGCAGTGATTGTATTTTTATTAAGTGTATTGATACATCTAAAAATACTTTAGAAGATGTTAAGTTAGAAATATTAAAAGACAGGACAGGCATAAGATGAAAATTAATTTTGATAAACATGATGGCAGTTGTAAAGATAATGTGTGGACATTTTATTTACCTGTCAAAGCAAAAAAAGGTACACCTCTTGCACAAGAGAACGCCAATACAGAATACAAAGTCGAAGTTATATTTGATGATGTAGATAAAACAAAAGTCAAACACATGTGGTTAGTAGACAAAAACAAATTAGGATATTGATATGGATAAGAAAAGATTTAAAGAGTTAGACAAAGAGATTGCAAAACTAGATTACATGATACCAGATGCTATGACTATGACTAGGTACGAGTTTATAGAAAAGTATGCTGATGATAAATACAAAGCACTAACTTTATTAATGTATTGGAATATATGTAATGATTGTTTTGATATTAAAGACCAAGCTAAAGATATAGAAGCTGAATGGGTTAGAGAGTCCTATGGGGGAACAGACCCCGATTGACATAAGTATGCTATTCGCATATATTAGAGCCTCCCGAGTACGGGTTTATACATTTTATATTATTATAGGAATTTGTCAATGGATTATTTTGTTATTATTTTAGTTATTTTATTTATATTTTTATTATTAGCGTTAGGAAAAGACTGATATGAAACTACAAGAAGCAAAAGATATTATGGTATCGTTAGGCAGGGCAGGTAAAATGCCTTGTCCTACATACAATACACCTGCAAAGCTATGCAAGACAGGTAGTAAGTTACGCAAAATAGAGGGCTCAACCTGTGAGGGTTGTTATGCCATGAAACACAATTACTTATTTCCCAATGTTCAAGCAGGTCTAATGAGAAGATTTAACGCATTTAAACATGAGAGATTTGTTGAAGCTATGACCTTTATGATTAACAGGTATTCAAAAAAGTCTGGATACTTTAGGTGGTTTGATAGTGGAGATTTAGATAGTATTAGTATGTTAGAAAAAATAGTTATGATATGCCAAGCTACACCGACTATCAAGCATTGGCTACCAACAAGAGAAGTCAAGATTGTATCTGACTATCTCAAGATATACAAAGAGTTTCCAGATAATCTTTTGGTTAGAGTATCTAGTCCAATGATTGATGGAGAG